GTAGTTTTATAATAAAATAAAAACAGCCGGTCAACGACTGCAATCACTGACCGGCTTTAATACCAGGCAACCGAAAAAGGTCTTCTGATATTGGAAATAAGCACCCTATATTATAGCAAAGAAGGCCAGAAAATGCAATCGGCTTTCTTTTTTATACCCTTTTTCGGTTCCTGGAGAAAGGGGCTTTTCATGGCTTATGTCAGGAATAAGAAAAAGATCCTGAAATTCTGGTCGAAAAAGAAAGCGGCTCTGTATGTCCGCGTCTCGACCAGGTATCAGGTTGATAAAGACAGTCTTCCTTTTCAGCGTAAAAAATTAAAGGAATACTGTAAATTTTTAGGAATTGAAGATTTTGTGATTTTCGAAGACGACGGATATTCGGCGAAGAATACCGATCGGCCGCATTTTCAAGAAATGATGTCGCGTGTCAGGGACGGGGAATTCTCCCACCTGATCGTCTGGAAGGTAGATCGCGTGTCCAGAAATCTTCTGGACTTCGCGGCGATGTATCAGGAATTAAAAGACCATAAGGTCACTTTTATTTCGATGAACGAACAATTCGACACTTCGACCGCCATCGGCGAAGCTATGTTGAAAATTATTCTGATTTTCGCCGAACTTGAACGGAACATGACTTCCGAACGTGTAACCGGAATCATGCTGGATCGCGCGGAACAGGGCTTGTGGAATGGCGCGCGTATGCCGGTTGGCTATCGCTGGAACCCGGAAATCAAATTCCCGGAACCAGATCCAGAAGAAACAAAGATCGTTCAGTTTATTTTCGACGAATACGAACGGGTTCGTTCCACGACAAAAATCGCCCGGTATCTGAACCACAATCAGATCGCGTCGAAGCGTGGCGGCCAGTGGACTTCGAAGCTGATCCGTGATATTATCCGAAGCCCATTCTATATCGGGACATATAGGTATAATTTGCGTGAGTCAGGCCGCGGCCCATTGAAGCCGGAAAGCGAATGGATCGTCCGGGAAAATAACCACCCGGCCATTATCACAAAGGAACAGTTCGACCGTTGCAACGCGATAATGGATGAAAACGGAACCAGCCGCGACACATCCGAACTTCGGGCCAGGAAGTACGTTCACACCTTTTCCGGCCGGCTGGTGTGCGGCAAGTGCGGCGCGAATATGATCGCGTCGAAGGATAGAGCCAGGGCGAACGGCTGGCGGCCGTCAATGTACCGTTGCGCCCAGCGATCGCGAATGATGGATTGTGACAACTCGAAGACCGTAAATGAAAGCTATATCGGCCCGTTTATCTTTAACTATGCGGCGAACCTGGCGCGGATCCAGAAGAATTTTAAGAACATTAAAACCCTGGAACAGTTGGAAAAGGAACTATTGAAAGGGCCAGAATTCGAAAATATGAAGGTCGGCAAAGAAAGCCTTCGCCGGACGTTCGACGCCCTGGCCTTCCAGGAAGTCGGAAAAGGTGCGTATCTGCCGGACATTAACCTTTCAGACGGCGACGACGATTACACGGCGGCCGAACAACTTTCCATTCTGAAACGCGAACTTGACAAGTGTAAGACCGCGATTGACCGGTTGACGGATCTTTATCTTTACGATCCCGATTCCATGACGAAAGAAGAATTCGCAAAGAAGAAAAGGGATCTTGTGAATAAGATCGCCGGATATGAAAAACAGATCGAGGTCAGCCAGGCCACGGGCGACAAGGACGATCTGGCCGACCTGGAATTCATCAGGAAGGCGTCGGCGTTCCTGGTCGCTCAAAGGATCGTTTCGAAGAAACACGTCGATTATATCCAGATGGCCCTTGACCTGGACAACGAAATTCTGAAAGATTTTGTCGATCAGGTAATCGACCGGATCGAAATTCTGGAAGGCCGTGTTCGGTCAATCCGGTTCGTGAACGGTCTTGTCCATGAATTCACATATTCAACCCCGGCGGATCTTCCGGTCTGCCAGAAGTGCGGCGGCCGTATCGGTTCGACGTGCGGATGTCGGACAAGAACCTTCGATTTCGCCGGCAAGCCGTACCGCCGGATCAAGGTCGGGGATCCAGGCGACAAGTTCCACGGCGTCACCGGTGCTGTGTGTCCTGAATGTTCCGCCCAGGCCGGCCGCTGGCACCATTGGAAATGTGGAATTGAACGGTGTCCGATCTGCGGTGAACAGTTGATCGCTTGCGAACACGGGCCAAACGGGAAAGATTGATAGGAAGGGGCTTTCGCCCCTTCTTTTTTAACAGTTACCGTTTACAACCAGTCTGACAATCTGGTATTCGATGAAGGTCTTCGCCATGATTTCGGCTAACTCTTTATCAATACCCTGTTTGATTAAGTCTTCCTTGTATGCTTTCTTTGCTCTTTTCTCTGCTACTGTCATTTTTTATTTCCGCCTTTCCTTAACTTCTGATTACATTATACACTTTATAGTGTAATATGTCAAGTATTTATTATACATTTTCTTTACTTTTTACACTATAAAGTGAAAAGCCGCCATTTCTGGCGGCTTCGGTTCATTCAATCTTTCCCCGTTCATATTTTGATTTCAGAAATTCCGTGATCTGGTGGGCGCTATACCCGGAAGACAGGCGTTCCTTGCAATAGTCCATTATATCACGGGCGGCCTTTTCGTATTTGTCCCGGATCTGTCCGTCCGAAAGGCTATCGTCCTGGATGTATCGCGTCATATATAGAGACGTGACGCCGTCAGGGTAGCGTTGAAATTGTGTTGACGGGTTATAATATGACTTGATTTCGCATTTCTTGACGCTGATTTTCATTGTACCGCTTTCTTTCGTCCGGTAATCGACCGTTATTTTCCGGCCGACAATGATTTCCGCGTCGTCCATCGGTTCGTATTCTTCGACTATACAGTCATTAAGTTCGGCGTATTTATACGCTTTTTCTTTATCCAGGAACACGCCTTCGATGTGATAATCGGAATATTCGCCATCGGTTACAACATAAATCATTTTATTGACGCCCCCTTAATATTCCTTTATAACCGCAAGCGTCCCCTGGGTTCTGTCTTCCATGCGTACATAGACCGCGAAATCTATTTTCAGATTCATTTTCGGGATCTCTGCCCGTTGAACCGCTGTTCCTGGAATAGTCCTTTTCAAATTCACTTCGGAAGGCCTAACTTTGTACGCCTTCGCGATCTGTTCCTTTTCCCATCTTGCGAAGTTGTCAAACGTCGCTTGAACAAAGCTAACCGGAGTTGTGGCGGTCGCGGTTATGGCTTCCAGTGTTTCGCAACGCGAAAAATCAGCGCCCGATCTTATGGCGTCAATCAATTTTTCCATTCGTTCTTTGCGTACTGCATAATCGCCCGATTCTGATTCGATAATCTTAACCAGACGATCGGAACCAGTCAATACTTCCAGTGTGTCCGCGGTCGATCGGTATTCGTCCATAGCTTTCAAGGCTCGACGAAAATTTTCTTTCCGTGGTTCTGATATTGCGTCCCAGTCCGAAAAGAATTTTGAAACATCGAGGTGTAAAACATAGCCGTTTTCTTTGCTCATTTCAATTTTCTCCTTTCCTGGAAAGCCTTGCATTTTCAAATAGATTGCAACGTCTTGTTTTCTTAAACAGTCGGACACCCGAAAGTATTGACACAAAAGGTCAGTTTGCGTCCGGCTTCCTTTTCCTTATCCTCCAGGATCTGCTTTGCTACGTCAATAAAATAATACTGTCTTTCTACTTCGGTAGCAGGAATCTTGTCTTCCGAAAGCACATCTTCTAATCTCATCATAAAGTTATTCTCCTTCAAAAGGCTATGGACGGATCTGTCCATTTCCGTAAATAATATATTTTGTGCTGGTAAGCGCCTCTAAGCCCATCGGACCTCTGGCATGCAGTTTTTGTGTGCTGATGCCGATCTCTGCGCCAAATCCAAATTCAAAGCCATCCGTAAAGCGGGTAGACGCATTGACATAGACGCATGCTGCATCAATCTCATTTAAGAATTTCCGGGCATGGTTATAGTCCTGCGTGATAATGGCTTCCGAATGTCCGGTATTATACTTGTTGATATGATCGATCGCCTGATCAATATCCGATACGATCTTGACGGAGATCTTGTAATCCAGATATTCCGTTCCCCAATCCTCATCATTTGCCATAGAAATATCCGGGCAGATATTCTTTGCTCTGGCATCCCCTCGGATCTCGACATTGTGGGCAAATAATCTCGTCTTTATCATAGGAAGGACTTTTTCTGCCACATCCTTATGGATCACAAGGGATTCGCAGGCATTGCAGACCCCGATACGCTGTGTCTTGGCATTTTCGATGATGTCTACCGCCATGGAAAGGTCAGCGGTCTCATCGACATAGATATGACAATTTCCGGTTCCGGTCTCAATGACAGGGACGGTCGCATTGTTCACCACGGCACGGATGAGTCCTGCTCCCCCACGCGGAATGAGAACATCCAGATATTCGTTCATCTTCATAAACCGGTTGGTAACCTCGCGATCCGTATCGGTGATGAGTTCTAATGCATGTTCTGTCACGCCCGCCTTTTTCAGGCTTCGTTTGATGCTGGCAACCATTGCCATATTAGAGTAAAGAGCATCACTGCCGCCTTTTAAGATCACGGCATTTCCGGTCTTAAAGCAGAGTCCGAAAGCATCTGCCGTGACATTTGGCCTTGCCTCATAGATCATGCCGACCACACCGATCGGTACACGTTTTTTTCCGATGGTCAGACCATTCGGACGATTTTTCATGGAAAGTACTTCTCCGA